GCAGGGGATATTCTTTTGATGATTTTGCTTTTCAAGTAGATCCAAAAGGATTACCTTTTATATTAGAATCAATCCCTGATCAGATAGACAAAGATAAATATATAAAGATATGATAGTTTATTTGCTATTTCTTTTGGTTTTAATAGTGATTTTGATTAAATTGTTCACTTATAAACCATCAAATAAAGAATAATTGAGGAGAAAACCTAGAAAGAAAGGACCAGTACAGTCAAGGAAGATATCTTATGATGGTATCAACTTCGCCTCTGGACTTGAAAAGTATATGTATATGGCTCTAAAGGAACATAAGATAAAAGCAAAGTATGAAGGTGAAACCTTTGTGCTGATTAATGGATTTCATTTTGAGAATGAATCTTATGAGAGACAGGCCAACGGAAAAGGAGAACTTATCAATAGAGGTTCAAAAAGAATACTACCTATTAAATACACGCCAGATTTTATTGGTGAGGATTTTATAATAGAGACTAAAGGAAGGGCTAACGAATCCTTTCCTTTAAGATGGAAGTTGTTCAAGAGATTGATTACAGAACAGTTTCCTGCTTACACCTTATACAAGCCACAAAACCAAAGAGAATGTGATAGGGTGATTGAATTAATTTTAAATAAATATGAGAACAATTAAAATGCTTTTTGTTTCACTAGGATTTTTAATGACGAGTACCTTGTGGGGCTATATAATTTTAGTAGTATTAAAAAAATTAAGATATATAATATGAATATACAATTTGAAATGATAAAAGGATTCCTTCTGGGAATTGATTATCTGGAAGATATTGAGCAAGAGGATGTTCACGGAGTGATTACTTTTGATTTGCTCCGTATAAGTTTAGGAATAGTTTTTATACACATAATGGTTAATGCTAGAGATTCTTAGTAAATATCACAGCACTTGGGTATCTATGGGATTATCTATTGGTATTCCAGATACTATCGTGGAGGACTTTGTTCACGAAACGTATCTTAGACTAAACAAGTATGTTGGTAATCCAGAGAAGATTATGTATAATGAAACAGAGGTTAATAGATTCTACGTCTATATAACCTTAAAGAACTTGTGGACTGATTACTGCAAGGAAAGGTCAAGATATCAAAGAAGGGATATCACTGACTACTACGAGTTTGAAACTCCTGATTGGGCCATTTATGAAGAGGTGGACTTTGACAAGCAAAAGGCTGAGGAATATATTATAGCTAAGATAGATACAGAGATAGAATCTTGGGAGCACTGGTACGATAAGAAGCTCTTCAGACTATATTACAATACTGATATAAGTATGAGGAAGCTGGCTAAGGAGACTAAGATATCCGTGACTTCTATATTCAATAGCTGCAAGAATTACAAAGAAATATTGAAGAGTAAATTTGGAGAGGACTTTGAGGATTACCTTAATGGAGACTTCGATAAAATATAACGATTATGAATGAAATGGATTTAGTAGACTTTATAGACTGGTACAACGTAATGCACGAGGATTTAAAGAGTAAGACTTCAGAAGAAATTACAAATATGTATTATTATTATTTAAACAATAAATTATGAGTGAAGAACAAATACCACAAAAACCAAAGGATAAAAGAACTAAGCAATACAAGGATTGGGTTGCGAAGTATGAGAGTGCCTCAGAGGGAGTTGGAGACACAGTAGCTAAGATTACAGAAGCTACAGGAATAGATAAGGTTGTCAGATTTCTAGCTGGTGAGGACTGTGGGTGTGACGAACGAAAGGATACGCTAAACCACTTATTCCCCTACAATAAACCTAATTGCTTTACTGAGTATGAATTTGATGTATTGAATGAGCTTTTCTCTGATGAGTTTTGGAGAGACAGAGCAAAACTTAGTGGCGAAAAGATTAAAGGACTTTATGAAATATACAATAGAGTTATGAATACTGCTGATCTTCCTAGTGGATGTGGTAGCTGTGTTTTAACTAGACTGAATAAGTTAGAGCGTTTATATAAAGAGTATTTATAATGGAGATGTGGAATGAACAGAGATTGTTCGATTATCTCGTAGGGTGTTGTTATAGTGATTTAGTCAAGGCTAAGAAACAAATGAGTAGATGGGATTGCTATAGCCCTCAAACATTCCACAGAATAGAATTGAAGTGCAGAAGTAAGCACTATGATGGTTTATTGATAGAGAAGAAAAAGTTTGATGCACTGATAGAAAAGTGCCACGACAACTTAGACATTCCTATTTATATTAACTCAACCCCTAATGGGGTTTTTAGGTTTAATCTATATAATGTAGCCCCTAATTGGAGAGTTGATCACTTTAGAAAAACAACCCAGTTTGCTAATAACAACAGGATACCTAAAGAGGTGGCTTATTTAGACGTAAAAGATGCAGAGATATTATGAGTGATTCAATAAAGAAATACGAAGAGATGATGGAGGATGGGCAGTGGTCTACAGATAGTACAGGCTACTCCTACAATAACTTACCCAAAGACCCAATAGTATTGAGTGTTCTGGATAAGTATAAGGCACGTTCTAGGGATGGTATTATAAAGTATGGTACAACCCTTCACGATAGTCCTGATGGCTTCTACGCTTTCCTTACTCACTTACAGGAGGAGCTTATGGATGCTACTTTATATATAGAGAAACTAAAACAACAAAAGTAATGCAGATAGAGGAGAGAATTAGAAAGATACAGGGATATAAGACTTGGTCCATTAAGAGAAAGGTTGATGAACTGTTAGAGATTGATGCTCACAATTATACCAATCTAGGTATTGATTCTTCTAAGGCTGATAAGAAAGCTGTAAAGGATATAAGTAGAAAGATTTATAAGGCTATATCAGTCATTAGTCCTATGGATGGATATATACTAGAAGCTCATATGAATGAGAAAGATTTAACTAAAGCAATACAACAATAGATGTTGATTCATATAGTAGATACTATTGGTATAATAGCAGGAGTGGTCCTGTGGTTTTTTGTAATTAAATATTTTATAGACGGAAAGATATGAAAGAGTCAGTTTTAATAAAAATGCAGTACGACCTTAAACTTGTGCAACAGGCATTAGTAGTGGCCTTAACTAGGCTAGATAGATTAGAGGAAAAAAAAGTGGAAGAAAAGTAGTGGTTGTTTAAAAAATGTTTATATTAGCAGTATGAAAACAATTAAACTACTAGACAATAAGGATTGGGATGTATCTGAAATCCTAGACAAGATGGAGGATGATTCATTTTATTATGGATATTTGGGTAAGTATGCCCTATCTTCTTCATCTTCTAAAGATCTTTATAAGTCCCCTAAGAGTTACTTTAATAAGACTCAACAAGTTAATGGTGATATACCTGCTCTAAGAGAGGGAAGGTTAATTCACACTGTAGTACTTGAAGAGGAAAAGATTAATGACAAGTATGACTTTGTTAATATAGGTGGAAGAAACACTAAGACCTTCAAAGATGCTAAGGAAGAGGCTACCAGTAAAGGCAAAGAGATTATGTTAGTTAGTGAGCTTAATAAGGCTAACGAGCTTTGTAACTCTATTAGATTCAACAGGGATGCTAATGAACTATTCACTGGTGGAGCTTCTGAAGTTCCTGCTATTGGTAATTTATTTGGTGTACCTTTTAGAGGTAAGGCTGACTATTTAAAAGATGGCCACTTAATAGACTTGAAGACTACAGCTAAGTTAGATGGATGGGAGAGAGCGGCTAAGTATAGTTGGCACTACGATATGCAGGGCTGGATTTACTGTGAACTCTTTGGAGTTGAGAGGTTTACTTATGTAGTGATAGAGAAAGGCTCTGGTGATATAGGGATATTTGAACTCACTAAGAACACAAAAGAAATAGGTGGTGATAAGGTTAAGCAAGCTGTAAACACTTACAAGGAATATTTTATAGAAAAAAGAAGCAAGGTTAATGACTTTACAATCAGAGGATTCCTTTAGTTTATTTGAGGAAGAGAAGATGCTATATTACTACCTATCCTTAATTGACTTACTTCACGGAGTAAGTATAAAACAACTAGAAGAGGATATCTATATCTACGAGCAGATAGAGTCTTATGAGGCTTGTGCAGGGATTAAGGAAGCGGTTGAAGTAGCTAGATATAAAACGTATCAAGATATAAAATTGATAGCGTTAGAAGTGCAAGAAAAGTACCAATTTGAAATAGATTAAATAACAATTAAAAACGATTAGAATGATTACAGATTTATTAAAAAATGTAGTAGAAGAATACTACGAATTAGATTTAACTTTAAACACTAGACAAAGAACTCACGTTGAAGCTAGGGCTATCTACTTTAGACTGCTAAGGGACAATACTAAAATGAGTCTTGAAGCTATAGGTAAGACTGTTAATAGGGATCACGCTAGTGTCCTGTATGCTAACAGAAAGTTAAAAGATTGGATTCAATATGATTCAAAGATTAAAAAGGAGTACGAGATTATTAGAAACAAATTTGAACACGCTTTGTCATTATCTGATACAAGTATTGAAGAAGAATATTCAACAACAGAAGGGTTTTATGAAGCAAAGTATAAGGAGTTGGAAGGAAAAATAATGGAAGCCCTTGCTAAAGCTGAAGGTAAGGAGTTTGAAGATATCAATTCAGTACAAGCCTTTGAAGCACTAGACAACTTGTTTACGAAGTACAACTTCTTAAAGGCAAGTTTTTATAGAACTCACCCTAAGAGAGCTTTGGCTCGTAAATTTGATTTAGTGTAGTTATGGCTAAGAAGGTTGCAGTAGACTATTCAGTTATAAATCAAGAGGCAGCTAAGTGGTGTATGGATAGAGGCTATAAGATATATCCCACACCAGTTGAGTTTAAGAATTTAAATGAAAGAACTAAAAAGGGGATTAAGTTTAAATTGGTTGTAGAGTTTGGTGGTGCTAAGAAAGTTGGCACTAAACTTTATACTGATGTTGAATGGTCTAATGCAATCTGGTCAGTATATAGTTACCTATATAACAAACACGGAAGGAATGGGTAGAAAGCCAAAAGAAAGGAAGTTCGTTAAAGCTACAGATGGTAGACGTAATAACGGTAGGAAGAAAGGTGACAAGGTAAACAAACCTGTTATGGCCACTCCTAGTGCTATTAATGAGGCTAAGAAGAATAGAGTAGGGATATATGCCCTGAACGCTATGCAGAAAGTATTTGGATCTGAGGAAGAGGCTTGGGCCTCACTAGCAGAACAAGCTAAGGATTCCTTCCCTCATATGAAGCTACTGTTTGAATACAAATACGGTAAGCCTGATGATGCTAGGATAGGTGGAGAGAAGCCTAAGGTAAATATAAATATAAAGAACCTGTTTGCAGGTAGTCAAGAAGATAACAAAGATATAATAGACATTACAGATGAATAATGAATTGCCAAACGACTGGTGGAATTACGGTATTAATCCAATACTAGGTTATAGATATAACCCAGAGGGAAAGCGTTTTCACCTCAAAACAAAAAACCTAAATAATGAAAACCCCAAAACTAAACCCAAAATACCAATCCCTAGGGAATGATAGTAGATACTTTGTAATTACAGGTGGTAGGGGTAGCGGTAAATCTTTTAGCGTTACCTCTTTTCTTGCGTTACTTACTTTAGAGAAAGGTCATAAGATATTGTTTACTCGATATACTATGACCTCTACAGCCAATTCAATTATCCCTGAATTTATAGAGAAGATTGAACTGTATGGTATTGGTGAGCATTTTAGGATAACTAAAGATGAGATTATGAATATCTCCACAGGAAGCTCTATAATGTTTAGGGGTATCAAAACCTCAGCAGGTAACCAAACAGCCTCTCTGAAGTCCTTACAAGGCGTCACAACGTTTGTATTGGATGAGGCAGAGGAGCTTATTAATGAAGACGACTTTGATAAGATTGACCAGTCTGTACGTTCTAAATCTAAACAGAATAGAGTTATCTTAATCCTTAACCCTACTACTAAGGAACACTGGATATATCAAAGATTCTTTGCGGCTAAGGCAGTGAAGAGTGGATGGAATGGTTGGAAGGATAATATTACCTATATACACACTACCTTTAAGGATAACCTAGATCACTTGTCAGAATCTTTCTTATTCCAAATAGAAGAGATTCGTAGACGTAGGCCAGACAAATACAATCACCAGATATTAGGAGGTTGGTTAGATAAAGCTGAAGGTGTAGTATTTACAAGATGGGATGTTGGGCCTTTTAATGAGTACTTACCTTTTATATATGGTCAGGATTTCGGGTTTTCTGTGGATCCTACTGTATTACTCAAAATGTCTATAGATAAGGATAGGAAGAAGATATATGTCAAAACTCAATATTGTAAGGTAGGTTTGTCTACAAAAGAGATAGGTGAGCTAAATAGGAGATATGCTGGGGAAGAGCTTATTATCTGTGATAGTGCAGAACCTAGACTTATTCAGGAGCTGAAGATATATTGTAACATTAAACCTACACTAAAGAAGCAAGGTAGTATCCTAACCGGTATAGCCTTGATACAAGATTATGATTTAGTGATTGACCCTGAATCTACAGAGTTAATTAAGGAACTTAACAATTACGTTTGGCACAGTAGGAATGAAAGACCTATTGATAAATGGAATCACCACTTAGATAGTTTGAGGTATGGTGTTCAATATTTTTTAGCAAATATAAATAAAGGAAGTTACGTTATTCGATAACTCTTAAACGCAGTGGGTTATTATTTTACAAATAATCTTCTTAAACGCAGTACCCTCTTGAACTCAGTACCCTCTTGAACGCAGTAGGTTCTTAAACGCAGTAGGTATTTTCCAGTTTGCTTTTGTTTTGCAAGTAACCACTCTAAGCCCTCTAAATTTCTTTTA